AAGCCTCGATACTGTTGCTTATTTTCTAGTTACCAGCCCAAGACCCACAAGACTGTACTTGACATTCATGGATTTTCAGTGACTGTATACGGAAAATACTTTACGCGTTACGGTGCTGTAAAAGCGGTTGAACAAGTAGATACTTTTAGCCACGTTACGCGTAAAACCGGTCCATTCACCTGGGATGTTTTTTTTGGAAATGTTGTGTTTGAAAATGTATACGCTTATTCTGACAAACAAGCTGTTCAGACGACTCGGCGGGTGATTAACATGATGTAGGTCCCCGAAAAATGAAGAGAGTCACCATGACGATGAACCAGCCGGGAACTTTTACGTGAAATTCAATCTCAGGGAGCTTCCACCCATAGTACACATCAACCGTCTTGACTGAATCCGCGACGGACTCGGCGTCGTCAATGTCGCCATCGCTGTAGGCGCGACGATGATTCATTTTACAAATTTAGAGTGTTGTTTTTTTATGTGTTTACAGTAAGGCATGGCAGCCTTTAGTGCGTCATCAGGATATGCTCGTCAGTTGGCAAATCGTGCAGGACCCAGAAGTGTTGGTGGATACACACCACGCGGACCTTTTATTAATGACAAAAAATTATGGGTCAATTATATGCTAGCATATAACAAAGCAAAAGCAAATTATGAGGCTGCGAAAAAAAAATACAATAACCAAAAAAGAAATGTATCCGGCGGACTTCGTGGATGGATAAACCGCCGTAAATATGGAAATATTGGTGAACAAGCACGTAAATTAAGAAATAACCAATTGAACGCACAACTTAAAAGGAATATGAATAATGCAAAAGCAAGAATTGAAAAGGTAAACAAAAATGGACGTGCAAGCAAAAATTGGTACAATCAGGCCTACGGGCAAGAAAGAGGCAACGCAAAATATGCCCTTGATTTGGCTAGAGGCAAACCAAAACATGTCCTTGATAGGGCTAGAGTTTAATGACAATCCGATACTTTCCACCAAGAACACGTTCAGTTTGACGTGCCGCGCCGTTCAACGATGGCTTTGACCAAAGTAGCCAACGGGACCAGAACCCCGCCTTAAAGCGCCCTGAAGGGCTCCAATTCTCGCGCTTCACGTGACGTGTGAGATAACGCAACATACGCGCATGATCTTTGTGAATAGTGTAATCAGAGTATCCACGAAGACCAAAGTTGACCTTTTTCCCATCGGGAAAAACTGCACGCCATTTATGTGGAGGAGAAGCACGTGTGACGTGTATCACCTCTTTCATACTTTCAGTCAAGAATCTTTTTCCATTGCACGACGAATCTCGATGAGCTTTGCAGAAACATAAATTGACAAGTCAAGTGCCTCCTCGAGCGCCTCTTGGACCCAGTCATACCCAGAGTTTTGCATCAAACCATGTCCATACGCCTTGCGACCCTTTTCCATTCTTTCAGATATCAAAGCCTTGATTTCATCGTTACAGTCGTTGTTCATTATGTGTACTTAATTATCATCCTCCTTAGGTGGAGTAAAGTGCTTCAGCGCCACCTTGTGAGCGTGCACCTTGGCAATCTTCTCCGTGACGTTGTATCGCTTGTCCTCCATCGCCGCCTGAAGGATATCCTTGTACACCTGCGTGTCCTCGAGCGCCAGCTTCAGCTCCTCATTCGTCTCCTTCGTGCGCGCCTTGAGATCGTTCAGCTTCTCAATCAGAATCTGGATAGCCTGCACCATTTATGAATTTGAAGCATTTCTTTCTTAGATGCCTGCGCGTGTCAAAGCACGATTCACTGCACTTATGATGTTTGCATATTCTCTGTTTCTGTAATGTTGCAAAAGAGACTGATACACTTGATGACGCAAGAGCGCACGATTCAAACCGAGTCCACTTCTATTTACAATCTCCCTGTTTGCATTCGAGTTTATGTTACGACGGCGCTTAACCGGACGGGCGTTTCCGTTGCCATTGTTATTTCTCCCACGTTTAGTACCAGGCATTTACTTTACGCGCACATAAAAAATTGAAACCTTGATAGATCATGTCGTACAAAAAGCTTACACACGTCGAGCACATTTTATGCAGACCCGACTCGTATGTAGGGTCGTTGGCTCGTGAGACTACAAACACGTGGATTTCGTCAACTAATGGATTTGAACAGTCGAGTGTCTCTGTATCTCCTGGACTCATCAAAATCTTTGATGAAGTGCTCGTCAACGCGATCGATCAGCACTCAATCAACCCCAAAAAAACAACGCGCATCGACGTCACCTTTCAAGGTGACCTGTTTGCAGTGCGTAATAACGGTGATGGCATCCCTGGAACCGTGCATGCAGAGACTGGTGTGCGCCTCCCGGAACTTATTTTTGGTCACCTTTTGACGTCAAGCAACTACGATGACACGGAGCAACGTACGACTGGCGGACGAAACGGCTACGGTGCCAAACTCACCAACGTATTTTCAAGCAAGTTTGTCGTGCGAACACTGCACAAGAACCAAAAGTACGTTCAAAAATGGTCGAAAAACATGACGGTGTGCGAGGATCCAGTCACCACCGCTATGGCTGCAAAGGGTGGCTATGTTGATGTTGAGTTTCAGCCAGACTGGTCTCGTTTTGAGGGGGGCGCGAGCCAACTTCCCGACTTGATCAAGGTGCTGACGAAGCGTGTTTGGGACGCGGCGGCGTGTTGTCCAAAGTGCCACGTGTACTTGAATGGAACTCGTCTCGAAGTGAAGAGCCTCGAGGACTATGCTCGCATGCACGTCGGTGATGTCCCTTTTGCAACTCTGGGACACGACATTGTCGTCGGACATTCGACGACGGGTTCATTCCAACAAATTTCATTCGTCAATGGCATTTCAACTACACAGGGTGGTACTCACGTTGATCGATTTGTGAATCAGCTCGTACCGAAACTCGCAACAGGCATTCGTCCAGCTCAAATCAAGGCGAGCCTGTTTGTGATGATGCGATGCACGGTCATCAATCCGACATTTTCGAGCCAGACCAAGACGGAGTGTACATCAAAGATGGACGTCACGTACGACTTCAAGCCCAAGTTTATCAAGGATGTCTTAGCGTCGGGTGTTGGCGATGACCTCACGGCACTCACAGTGTCCAAGACTGAAAAGGAACTCAAGAAAACAGACGGCACAAAGAAGAATCGCATCACCGGCATTCCAAAACTGGATGACGCCAACTGGGCTGGAACTGCAAAGAGTCACGACTGTACATTGATTGTGACTGAGGGGGACTCAGCCAAGACGCTCGCGGTTGCGGGTCTGAGCATCGTAGGTCGCAATGCATATGGCGTCTTCCCACTCCGGGGGAAACCTAGGAACGTTCGGGACGCTAGCGTAAAACAGTTGACTGACAATCAAGAGTTTTCTGATTTGAAAAAGATTTTGGGTCTGCAACATGGTCGTGTCTATACATCTCTGCGAGAACTTCGATATGGACGTTTGATGATTATGACTGACGCTGACCTCGACGGGAGTCACATCAAGGGTCTGGTGCTCAACATGATTCATCATTTCTGGCCAAGTCTGCTGGACCTCGGATTTGTTGTGGCTATGGTGACACCGGTGATCAAGGCGGGAAAGGATTGGTATTTTACGGAGGAGGCTTTTCGGGCGAGTCAGTCGCGTGGCAATGTCAAGTACTACAAGGGTCTCGGAACTTCGACATCTTCAGAGGCGAAGGAGTACTTCAAGATGATTGATCGTTTGACTGTCAAGTTTACACCAGACTCTCGAACAAACGAGTCGATGACACTGGCATTTTCAAAGGCAATGTCGGATGCGCGGAAGGGTTGGCTCACGGGACATATGGCTGAAACACCACCTGTAGTCGAATACGGTGTCGTGAAACAGTTGACTGTGACTGATTTCATCCATCGTGACATGGCAAACTTTTCGGTCGAGGACATTAAGCGCTCGATTCCACACGTTGCAGATGGTCTCAAGCCGAGTCAGCGCAAGGTGATTTACGCCTGTCTGAAGCGTAATCTGACCAAGGATGCCAAGGTGGCTCAGTTGAGTGGGTACATTGCAGAGCAGACGGCGTATCACCACGGTGAGACGTCACTCCAAGGGACGATCATCGGACTTGCGCAGAACTTTGTCGGTTCGAACAATGTCAATTTGCTCGAGCCGAGTGGTCAGTTTGGGACACGTCTGATGGGTGGGAAGGATGCAGCCAGTCCTCGTTACATTTTCACTCGACTTGCTGAAAAGACTCGCAAGTTGTTTGACGTGCGCGACGAACCCGTGCTCAAGTACATTTCGGAGGATGGTCAGCAGGTGGAGCCGGTGCACTACCTTCCGATTGTGCCTATGGTCCTTGTGAATGGAGCAGAGGGGATCGGCACTGGATTTTCATCGTACGTCCCACCGTATGATCCAAAGGTGGTGACGAAGAATATCATTCACGCGCTTCGAGGCGAGGCGATGGAGGCGATGAAACCGCACTTTCGAGGGTTTACCGGAAAGACGGAAAAGACGGGTGAACATACATGGACTTTGACTGGGACGTTTGAGCGCAAGGGTGACAAGATTCACGTGACTGAGTTGCCACCAGGGAAGTGGATTCAGGATTACAAAGAGTTTCTTGATGGACTCGAGGTTCGTTACGAGAATCACTCGACTGAAACGAATGCCGACTTTACAGTGTGGACGGAGCTCAACGATCCGAAGCAGCTTGGACTTGTCAAGACGATTCACACGAGTAATATGTATCTGATTGGACCGAACGGTGCTGTGAAAAAGTACGCTAGCCCAGAGGAGATTCTGGTGGATTATCTTGAAATTCGCCTCGCACTGTACAAGACTCGCAAGGCGTATCTCATCAAGGAGCTTCGTAAGCAGGTGACGTCAGAGACACTTCGTGCGCGTTTCATCACGGAGGTGTCGAGTGGTCGACTCGTCGTGTTTCAGCGGTCGCGAGCAGACATTGAGAGCGACATGACGCGTCTCGGTTTTCCACATGAGCTGTTGGTTTCGGTCAGGACGTACCAGTACACAGCAGAGGAAATCAACAAGACGGTGAAGCACATCCATGAACTGCAGGCGGAACTCGCAGCACTCGAAGCGACGACCGTGTCGAACCTGTGGAAACAAGATCTTGAGTCCTTATAGAGATGAGTACAGAAAATCTGAGTGATACCATCTACATTGATGAAATTATTCCACCGACAACATCGGAGAGTGATAAGGCTATTATGATCACACGGTTAATTGAAAGGTTGAGTGCAATGTCGGCAGAGTATATTTTAAATAGCCTGCCACCCAATCCAACAAGGGCGCAGTTTATTGCACTATATAAAGACATTTTAAATATACCTGATGTAAAAAGTATTACAGTCAGTGGCTTTTACGGACCGTCTCAGGGTTCATTGTATTATTCTCTTTTACAGGTTCGAAACTTGACTCAAAATACATTATTAAACCCCATACCTGGTCCAAATATGTCAGACGAACAGATTCTTATGTATTATAAGAGTTCTTTTAGAATTACTGCACCAAACTCGGCTATACAGTCCCAAATCGTGAATTTACAGACTGCTCAAACCAAGGATGAATTTCTCAGGTTGCTCCCAGCACTTCGTGACGCAATTGATACAATTATTCCACCCGTTCACACACCGACATCTTTAAATGACATTCTTTCTGAACTTCGTCGATTTCAAAGCTTACCAGATTCTATTGATCAGCAGATTGTATTCGTTGCTTATTTGCCTATGCTTTCTTATTTCTTGGACGTAGATTCGCTTCGGTCTGCACTTGGAACATCTCAGCAACGTTCATATATAAACGCATTTGTTTCAGAATTTTCAAGTAAACTCACTGAAGTTAAAAGTCATGTTACTCTTTTATCACCACCTTTACCACCATTTGGACGTACAGGTCTTACGTCAGCTTATTTACAATACCGGTCTAGTTATGAAATCGCTAGAAACGACGTGGATCGTCTCAGAACACTTACAGCATATAGAAATTTTGTAAATAACATTATCGATGGACAATCCCGGTCGGTTGAACAGCTTCCGACGTCTGTGACTCTTACTGGGTTTTACGCACCATCGATTGATCCAACATCAAAAACTTTTATGGTTTATATTAGCGATGCAACACCTGGACTCGAAATTAAACCCGGTATGATCATTACTGGGTTGAATGGAATTCAAGGTCGCGTTCTCGTTAAATCGTACACATCGAATGTGTATGGGTCAGTTATTATAAACCCAGGTCCTCCATCTATTTCGTTTCCGTATGTTTCTGCTGTAACTGCTATTATAAAAGGATCGGGTAGTGTACCAATCGCTCCGAGTTCTCTTCTTCAATTGACGTTCAAATATGAGTTGGAGATTATATCAAGGGCACGTGTGTTTCGCGGACCAGTTGATAATTCAAACACATTTACAGTATACGTTGTAGAACAGTTTGATGGTCCGACACCAGACAAGGACTGGACAATCGAAGGACTCACAAAACCATCTGAACTTATTGTTGATGTTACTGGAATTATTACTATAAATAGTGTAATCTACGAATCTGGGACATCCAATGTTGTTTTAGGAACATCCGTCAGACCCCAAGACTATGTTTATAAACTTAATGTAACATCAAGTGTCAAACAAACCTTACCTTTACCTGGTTCAATTGTTACTACAGATTTTTATTCTCCAACTGCGGATATTCAAAGTAAATACTATTCCTTGTATGATCCGAAAATTTTTGATCCAACTGATATAAAAGGTCAAGCTGGACAACTTCGTGATTTAAACTCAAATGTATCAACTACAGAGGGACCTGAAGTGTATCATACTGTAGTTGACCGTGGTTCAGGTGTTGGTGCTCTTATTTCGATGGCTGCAATAGGCGCTCAAGAACCATATATGTTCGGGGGTAATTCAAGTTGGATCCCGGAAGTGAAACAACACACTGAATTTTCAATTACACAGCGTTTGTCTGTGCCATTGGCTAATGTTGGTGGTTATCTTGGAAAAACTGTTCAGGTTAATTTATTTCCAAGAGAATGCGGAGATCTCTTGTCAAACATGTATCTCCAGTGTTCTTTGCCGGGTGGATATACATACACAGAACTTGTCGGTCGAGCAATAATTGATAAAGTGGAGTTTATGGTTGACGGTGTGGTATATGAAAGTATTACAGACGATTGGTATATAATTCATGATCAACTGTTTTTGGATGCAGACGAGAAACTTGGTATGTACCAAGCAGTAAGCAACGGAACACCGGAAGGCACAAACGTTGACGCAACAGGAACTCTCAACTTGATTGTGCCACTCGATTTTTTCTTTTGCGATCGGTTCAAGCATGGAAAAAAACGTATCAAACCTTACTTTCCTTTGTGTGCGGTTACATTATCAACCGTGTCTGTTAGATTTACGTTTAATACAAAAGCGTGGATTACACAATCAACTGATAACATAGATTTGATTAATCCACGATTGATGATTGAGGAAATACACTTATCAGCTAAGGAACGTATGTATTATCAATTTAATCCTTTGACTTTCAAAGTTCCACGTGTATGGAAAGAATCTAGTCAGACATATTCAAATGGTTTGGCTCGACTTAATTTCACAGCTAAATTTCCAGTTGCTATGATGGTATGGTTTGTTCGAAACAAAGCATATGAAACACAAGATCGTTATTATTTCGAATCAAGATATTCATATGGATATACATCCGAGTATATCCAAAGTGCTACACCCGTGACGTTCTTTAATGGCGTGTCACTCAACTACATTGATACGATTGATTATGCAACAATGTACTTGAACAATAATAATATTCTTTCAAACTTCCCCGGTGGGTTGTACTATACGTTTAAACAACCATTGGATCACGGTCTCTCTGTACCTACCAAAAGTTTATACATGTACTGTTTTAGTGAACGTCCTAGTATTTACAACTCGGGTGGTACACTCGATTTTAAAACACTTAATTCACAAACTTCTCATTTAGACATTAAATTTTTAGAGCAATATGCACCACAAATTGCAGCAAACTTTTCTTTGAATTTGTTTTATTATGGTTACGTAACATTGAACATACAGAATGGTGTATGTACGCTCTTGTAACTTGATGATTAACGTTTGACATATTGTTTTCACCAGATGGTTCGTTCAATAAATTTCGTTGTTATTATACAGTTTGAGTAATATTTATATAACCATTGTTAGTTGATCCACCGGAATTGGTGGTCCCTATGATTGTAGAACCGGGGATAAGATAAGAAGTCCCTGGGGAGCAACTCCAATTTGCTCCTGTTCCAGCGACATACGTACCTGACGTTGTTCCTCCTGAATATCCACCACCACCACCCACGATATATAATGGGTTAGCAGTTATATCGAAATCGAAAAATTCACATCCGCCACCACCCCCACCGAAACCACCAGGGTATGGAGTTCCTAATGTACCCCCTGTACCACCGAATGCTCCGTTTGTAGTCGTAAGTCCTCCACCAGTATCATATGTTCCACCCGAACCATCGGTACTTATACCTGCACCTGAACCACCTGATGTACCTGTAACACCGCCGCTACCATCACCCTCCGATACTAAGGGGTCAGATGCTTGTGGTGCACCTGCACCCCCGGAAACAAACAGCCATAAACTATTTGTCAGGTCGTATATGAACGTCCCCCCTGCTCCACCTACCTGATTAGGTGATGCCTGTCCTATAACGTATTCGATAGTTATAGGCTCAGTTATTGTATATTCAGCAGAAAACGAAGAATACGAACCGTAAGTACTATTATAGTCAAATGGAGTGCCAGATCCAAACATTGGGCCCGCCCCACCTGCGAGTTCGAAAGTATAAGTTCCAGGAGTTAGGTTTAGGGTTTCTATCGTTCCCGTATATGCCAAGTTCACTTAAATGAGCGTATACGCATTCACAGAAGCGCCGCCCGCCTCTCCGACACCGGTCGCATTCACACCGGCAACTGTGAAATAATATTCGGTGCCGGGTGTCAACCCCGTGTAAGTATAAGAGAACGAGGATATGGACACGTTCTCAAAGCCTATTAATCCATCGAGCACTGAATAAGCATATACGTTAAATGAAGTCGCGTATTCAGGTACATATTCGAACCACACTACATCTATAGTTGTTGCCGTCACATTTGGTGGATCGGGATACCCCGCCGTAGGACCAAAACCGGGAAGAGGCAGAGGAAGCGTACTTATCGGGTCGGACGTCGTCGGTGGACCATTACCCGTTGCATTCGAAGGTGTGATCGTGAACGTGTATTCAGTGTCCGGTACCAAATCTGGAAACGTGAGAGTCGTCCCGGATGTCGTTTGCGTAGTTGATGGTGGTGATGTCTCAATAGAGTAAGAAGTTGCGTACAAGGCTGGATTCCATATCAGGTCGACTGTGGTTTCCGTTGGGTTGGACGCCACGAAACCAGTGACGGCGTCCGGAAGAGGCGAAGGCGAAGGCGAATTTACTATACTTAATATTTCAGTTCCACCTTCTTGGAGTGTGTACAGAGAAACACCATTTCCTTTCGAGACACTGAACAAGTTGTACGACAGGGCATATATTCTGACCGAACGAGCAGATGCGCTCGACGTCAAAGTCAACGTGTGTTGCTGTCGATTGATGTTTGTCATGTTGATTTCACCGGACGGCTCGTTCAGTTCGGGTTCGAGCGCAAATGAATACATGTAGTACCGACCGTTCGGGACGCGCGTATGGAACTCCAGACCCTGAATTACTCGAAGATACTGCGCGGTTGCGTAGTCTGGAGTGATTCTATCAATCGAATTGAGTGTCAACTGGAGATTGACAAGCTGGTCGGTCGTTCCGTAATCGTACACGTTAGACGCGTTGTCACCCTGAATGACCCAATAGAGTTCCTTGACATCATTCACAAACGACGTCAAAAATTGAACAGACGATTGAGTGGACAATGACGGGACTCGAAACTGCATTCTCTGAAAACTTTCAGTCGTATAAATGAGTTCGTGGGACGTGAGATAATCCCGTTCGGCTTTGGTGACGTAGACGTACTCGACAAAGAGATCCACCTGGATTGGTTTCGTGTATGCAAGTCCATTGGTGAAGAATGTCGATGGTTTGAATACGACCCGAAACTTGGGCGCTTCATCAAGCGCGATGAGCGGCAGTCCCTTTTTTAAAATCGAAAAAGGCATCGGAATGTGATACGAAGCGAGATTGCTCGTCTGCCCCGTTCCGACCATATATGTCAAAGCAGCCTGTTTTGCTTGCGGCACACGAGTATCACCGAGCATGTACAGGTTTTCGCCGTAAATTCTTTCAATGAGTTGATCCTTGTATGAGAGTTCGACCCGGTCGATCATGGCTGTACCGGCACTCGGTTGGACGGTCGTCGGTGCGTCGGTCGGCCATGTTACCCGAAGGTACATGGTCCGGGCAATGTCGCCCGTCTTGGCGATCCATACGGTCATGTCGTCCCCCCAGTGAATATCTTTTGGAAATTGAAGTCGAATTGTCTGACGGGCAAATTGGGCTGGAGGTGTCATTCTACTTTAGAAAGCAGAATTAAAAAGAAGCCCGCCAATCCCATTATTTGCCTGGAAAACATTGTACGACTTGGAGTACACGCGAACATTTGCGGCGGCGGTCGGCATGTCCACGAGTTGAATCTCGAGCATCGGTGATGCTATTCGCGACATGTTCAATGATCCGGACGGTGTCAGTATTTCTGGGTCGAGTGCAAAGTTGACCACGGCCACGTTACTGCTTACGTATGTGTGACTTTCGAATGCCCGTATAGTCTTTGTAGTGACTTGGTCGTCGTCGACCAGGATTTCACCGTTCAGCCGAAGAATAAGCCGTTGGATGACACACGGATCATCGACCGAAATCCACAGTTCCCGAACCGGGTTGAGGAACCGAAGTTGGAACTCGCTCGTTTGTGCACCCGGTTGAATCGTAAACGTTTCGACATCCGTCTGACCGTAGAGCATCTTGCCCGTCCTGGGTGGCGTGGGATACTTTTTGTACTTGGCGATGATACTGGACGAACTGAGCACGTTCGACATTGTGACCGGATTGTACTGGATAAAATCTTGGTAACTGACATTAAAACCTCGTCCGTCAACTTCTGTAATGTAAATATATCTCGACCCTGTAATGAAACGCATTCTGTAAATTTGGCCATTATAAAACGGGCTTGATGTGGTCAAATCTGTTCGATGGACCAGCAACGCGATTTGAGGACTGGAACCATCCGAACCAGATATAGCAAGTGTATTATCAGAATTGATACGGAAATTGATCCATTCCCATGAACTAGCAAGGTTGAAAGGTTTTGTCGTATCGTATTTGTGCCACAACGTTTTTCTTGAAAAGTCCGTTTCTGGAAACGTAGGTTGTTGAAACACAGTCTTTGTATGATAATATACATACTTTCCGTCAAAACCACAAGGAATACTATATTCAAAATTTTGGGA